GGTGCTGGTCTTGCCACTGACACAAACACACTTGGAGAACTTTCCATTCATGCTAAAGATGCGGCAAGCGATCCTTTTGATTGTCAATACGATATAGTCAGTTATGATCCGTTTGCGGCGACTGTTGTTACAAGCGGCACGAGTCCGGGCGGCTCACCTAATTTAGCCAATATTGCTTTGGGGCGGATAGGTGCGAAAAATACCATCGTAAGTTTAACCGAGACCACACCGAATGCCATAAAAGTTAGAGCGGTCTGGGATGCTGTATTTAGGGAAGTTCTTTCTGAACGGGATTGGAAGTTCGCAAAAATTCGTACCTCACTTGTTTTAAGCACTATCGTACCTCTTTACGGTTACAAATATGCTTGGGCATTACCTGCTGATTTTTCGAGATTTGTCCGGCCTCACAAGCGACCGCCAAACAGGTTTGAATATTATTGGGTAAACGGTCAGGGGTGGTATCACAAGAGTGATCCTCCTTTAACTCCTACAGGTTTTCCTTATGTTGTGGAAACACTTTCAGACGGGGCAAAATATGTCTTGATTGACTATGACGGTTCTTATAATTCTGATACTGTAATGATTAACTACATTCAGTTAATTTCTGATTATAGCAGATTAATGCCGGGCTTTGTAAACTGCTTTTGCTGGCGGTTGGCTCAGGAACTTTCTATTCCTATTACAGAAGATAAAAATAAATTCGAAATGTGCAGACAAGAATATAAGGATGCTTTAAATTCCGCTGAAGCACAGAATGAAGGTTTAGATTTCCTTGAAAATGAATCAGGAAATAATTCTTGGTTGACGGCTGGGAGATGGTAAATGCCAAAAACCTACCCTGTTATTAATAGCTTCAATTCTGGAGAACTTTCAGAACTTTGCGATTTCCGCGAGGATGTTACTAAATATCATGCGGGGTGCAAGGTTCTTGAGAACGCTTATCCGTTGGTTGAAGGCGGGGCTAAAAAAATGCCCGGAACGTATTATGTTACCGGCACAAAAAATAATGGAAAAGTACGATTAGAGCCTTTTTCATTTTCGACTTCCCAAACCTACATACTTGAATTTGGGAATCTATATATAAGATTCTATACAAACAACGGGCAGATTGTTTCATCATATTCTGCATGGATAACATCGTACTGGTATAATTGTGGTAGACTTGTTACCAATGGAGGAAATTATTATCGCTGTATTGTTGCTCATGCGTCAGGGACATTTGCAACTGATCTTGCAGCGGGTAAATGGGCTTTGACAAACGGTGCAACTGATCTGGCTTATGAAATTCCTACGCCTTATATAGAATCTGATCTATTTGATCTTGATGTTGATACTCAGAGCGCAGATGAATTATACATATTTCATCATTCTTATCCACCGGCAACATTACAAAGATTATCTGCTTCATTATTTATTCTACTCAATCCGTTATATATAGGAACCAGCAATATAGCAAAATTAAGCACTATAGCTAAAAATATACAAGACATACAACAGATTTCTGGTAATCCATTAATAGTTAATGCTCCTCGGTACGGTTTTAAATTTGGTCAAAGAGTTTATATTTCTGGTGTTGTGGGTATGGTGGAAGTTAATAATAAAGTGTTTACAGCCGGTAATAATGCAGGGACGGGGGTAACTGCTTACAATCCCGCGACAGCCTACGGAGGCGGCACTGACGGTATTGGAGTGGGGAATTGGGCTGAGTTTGATTTCGGAGGAGGACGGTCATTATACATTGCTTGTCCTTATGGAAGTTGGGACGGAACAAAGGCGGAAATAACCCTGACATCCAATACTACTGATAATTTGAGTGTTACCATTATCGGAAATCATATTACTATATTACTTGCATCAACCACTTCTTCTAAAAACTCAGCGGCTCTCATTCAGGCGGCTATAATAGCATTATCAACTGATAATAAGATTTTAGATTTGGGAGGACTTGACGATTCTAATTTTCATTGGACGGTGACAGAAAACGCCGCTTATGTTTCTTCAAGGCCGACAAGTGCTTTTGGTTCTATCACTCAAATACTAACCAATGAAGAAAACGCGTATTCTACTTCAGCGGGTGCATCGGCAGGAACATTTCCGCCGATCAGCAATTTATTTACGGTTTACAATCCTGCAATGGACGGTACTCTTTTTCATCTTACAGGAACAACTACTTCGTCAGGATCAAGTTATATATCTGGCGGTCTGGCGGTAGCAATAGACTACCTTTTTGATGCGTCAGGTGATTATCCATCATGCGGCACTCTTTATGAACAACGACTTATTGAGGCAGGTTCGGATAATGAAGCCGATAAATTATATGGAAGCGTCCAGGGCGATTATCCTGTTTTTATCTGTGACCCGAATTCAGAAGATTACTCTATCCAATTTTCTCTTGTCAGTCCAAAAGTAGACCCTATTTTAAATGTGATAGGCTCTCCAAACGGACTTCTTATAGGTACTGCAAGCGGTATATGGGTAATGTCAGGAACTAACGGAGCAGCGCTGACTCAAAATAATGTTCAAGCATCTAAGCAAACTTCCATTGGAGTAGGTAAACTAAGTCCTCAACTTGTTAATGATTCCGTGATATTCGTTTCACGGTCATTGAGAGAGACGATGTTTTTGGTTTTTAATTTTTCTACAAATCAATGGGACAATATTGATCTTACAAGATTGAACAGAAGCATAACGCTTGGCGATACTAAAGAGACTTCGGGCATTATACAGACCGCTTTTCAGGCTGAACCTAATCCGATATTCTGGGCGGTACGAGCCGATGGTCAGTTCCCAGGATTGGTGTTTAACAAACAAGACCAAGTCTATGCTTGGTTTAGAATCAACATGATCCCAGAGGGCGGTTACATAGAATCCGCTGCCTGCATACCGCAACAAGATGACGAAGATCAGGTATGGGTTAGTGTTCAACGAACCATCAATGGTTCCACGGTAAGGTATATAGAATATTTTATGCCGCAGGAAATATTCGGACAATTAGAAAATGCCTTCTTTGTTCATTGCGGACTTCAGTTGAACATGGGAAGTTCCGCAACTATTACTGCCATTACACAGGCCATCCCGTGTTCCGTTCATGCACCCAGTCATGGCTTTACAAATGGAGCAACCGTCAGAATAACCGACGTGATGGGTATGACACAGATCAATCAAACACCATCTCACGCTTATACGATAACGTATGTTGACGCTGATAATTTTACCTTAAACGGCAGTGATTCGACTTTGTGGACAGCTTATTTATCAGGTGGAACTGCGATACCCGTAACCAACAGGGTTACAGGTATGGGCTATTTACAAGGGCAGAATGTTGTCGCTGTAGGAGATGGATGTAAAATATTTACAGGAATTGTACCTGCTACAGGAATACTGAATTTCAGTACCTACGCAAATCTTATTACCGTGGGACTTCCTTATAAAATGACAGTACAGCCAATGAATCCCATCTTATCTTCAAATGGACAGACCTCACGCGGTCAGAAGCAAAAATTAAACCGAGTGACGGTTTCTATTTATCAAGGTATGGGCGGTCAAATGGGTATAGACAAAGATAATTTATTTGATATAGAGTATGGTAATTCAAGCGTTGGAAGCACGCCTTCTATGTTTACGGGAGAAATTTCCAGAGATGTTCAAGGAGACTTTGACGACAAGTCCGAGTTTATAATAGAGAACGAAGAGCCGTTCCCGTTTACGTTAAGAGGGATTGTTTTTAGACTGAGCGTAAATCAGGATTAATTATGCAGATTGTTCCTCTCACTATCGAGCATGTGCAACAGATCGTAGAAAGAAATAGGGCGGATGGCTTTAATAATATCCCCGCGGATTTTGATGCGGGGGTTTTAACAAGGGCATACCTAAGTCAGGGGAGTCCCGCTTTTTGTCTTATGAATAATGAGCCTATAATAGCCGGTGGAATAATCAATCTTGACTGGCATAGAGGGGAGGCGTGGATGTTGCATACGAAACTTCTTCATAAATATTTAAAGACTTCCCTCAGAACATTAAAAGAGGAATTGCCGAAGATAGCCATTGCGAACGGATTTAAAAGAGTTCAAGCGACAAGTTTTATTGACAATGAGGAGTTCCTTAATATTCTTGGATTTCACCATGAAGCTACTCTACAATGTTTCGGCCCTAATCAAGAGACAGGGAAACTGTTTGTGAGGTTCTTTGATGCAACTCAATAATACACAATCTGTAAATGCCTTTGCTGGAATGGGAGCGTTGTCTTCTTTGATTTCCGGCGGTGCTCAATTCATGGGAGGCCGCCAACAACAAGGGGCTTACAACAACAATGCTAATATTACAAGGGAGCAAATGGCTGAAAAGTCGGAAGTCTCTCAGAATAAATACACAGCTTTAATCGGCAAGGAACGAAGTCTATATGCCAAAGCCGGAGTGGATATCTCATCAGGGTCGCCCTTGCTGATTGCAATGGACACGGCAAGCAAGGGTGAGGAAGAAGCCGGGAGAATTAAAACGGCGGGAGAATCGGAAGCCTCAATGGAAGAATTCTACGGCAAGCAGGCGGCATTTGCGGGAACAATGGGCGGAGTGGGGACATTCTTATCAGGTTTGTCGAAAGCGGGTATGATGTCTCAGATGTCTAATAAAGGGGGATATGACCCCTATGCAATGGGAACGGGGTGGTAATATGCCAGAGATCCCAAGAGAAATAAGTGCTGAACCTGTTTCACAGCCCAAAATGGCTCCCGGTGAAGCCTCGCAAGGCATGGGTGCAGTTGCCGCTTTTGGCGAGCAAATGGAGCAGTCTGCCTTTTATGGTGCGAGGCAAGAGTTAGTCCTTCAGGGCGCTCAGGACAGGGTTGACGCTTCACACCTTGAATCTAAGTATAGAGATATGTATGAAAAGAAAGCTGAAGGACTCGACCAAGTGCCTTACAGAGATATTCAGAAGTACACGCAACAGTCAATAGATGAGGTCACAAAGGAATTTCAGAACGACCCGGTAGCAAAAGACAACCCTCGGTTGCAAAACCTTTTTAGCTCACACCTTGAAGATTATTCCCGCACATTTCAACACGCTACGCATATGCGTTATGTGAAGGAATTACAACAAGACGGATATGCTCAGTACGATACCGAGATGGCAAGGTATGAACAGGATGCCTCAAAGATTCCCGCAGGGCCGG